GATCGAGGCATTCAAGATCCGTGACATTCAAAGCGGGGTGATCGTTTGCCCGCTTTCTGTCCGTAGATCCTGGGTGAGAAACCTCCGTTCTCAATACCCGAGCGCGTTTATCCGGGAACTTGTGACGCCAAAGATGCTCCCGGATCCAAGGGCTTTCAATATCGTGAATTACGATATTGTGTGGCGCGAGCCCCTTATATCCGCTTTAAAACGGGTGTCTTGGCCGGTGATGGTATGTGACGAGGCGCACTTCTTAAAGAACAAAGACAGCAAGCGCACCAAAGCCCTGATCATGCGGAAGGGCCTCTACAATAATTGCAAACATCGGTGGATGCTGACAGGAACACCCGTTCTGAACAGACCCGAGGAGCTCTACCCAATCTTGAGAGCCTTGACCCCCGAGATCCTAGGGCCGTATATTGAATTTTATCAGTACGCGTATAAATTTTGTGGGGCTTTTCAAGATACTTATGGCTTCAATACGACGGGGGCATCCAATCTTGATATGTTATCGGGGATGTTGATGCCGATCATGCTCCGGCGTTTGAAGTCGGAGGTCTTAAAAGATCTCCCCGCCGTAACATTTGAAAAGGTTTATCTTGACCCGACGGATAAACTGATGGCGATGATCAAGAAAGAGAAAGAACAAGCCGCATCGGAAGTGATCGGCGAGATCTCTTCTTTGAGACGGGCCCTGGGCGAGCTTAAATTACCGGCAGCCATCCAACATCTCGAGGATCTTCTCGAGGTAAAGCAAAAGGTTGTTGTCTTTGCGTGGCATACAAACGTCATCCAAGGTATCAAAGACCATTTTGGGAATAAAGCGGTCATATATACCGGATCGGAAACGGCTAAAGAGAAAGAGGAGGCCATCGATGCTTTCATTAACCGGAAGGAAGTTAATTTGTTCGTGGGCCAACTCAAAGCCGCCGGTGTCGGGATCGACGGGCTTCAGAAGGTGTGTGACGTGTGCGTTTTTGTGGAAATGTCCTACGTTCCAGGCGAAATATTACAGGCGGTCGATCGTCTTTGTCGCATTGGCCAGGACAATCCAGTTTTGGCGCAATTTCTTATCGCTGAAGAGTCGATGGATGAAGAATTAGTCAATAGTTTGACACGCAAGAGCGGGAACATACGAACGATTTTGAATGAAGAAGGGCCGAATAAGTTTGCAGCGTCCGCTTGTGGGTGCTGTGGGGAGTATTTTGAGTTGGCAAAGTTGAGACCGTCATGCGGTATGGCGGTATGCCGAGACTGCGAGAAAGGACTAAAGGTGATTGGATGACACTCCGAAAGGACGATATGGAAAAGACAGAGTTGAAGCCGTGCCCGATTTGTGGTTCTAAAGCTGAATTTAAAATAGCGTTTACTGATGTTTGTTGTACAGGTTGTGGACTTTCCATTCACGGTTCTCCTATATTTCACGAATATTCTGGTGATTATATGGAAGAGGAAACCTTTAATAAAGCAGCGGATTTGTGGAACAGGAGGACACAATGACCACCAAGACACGGGAGAGGGAGGAGATAATCAAGAGTGTTGATAAAATTCTATGCGGTTCAGGCGTTGTTGATTATTGTAAAAATATAGCCGACTACATCCTAGCCCGAGAACAATCCATCAGGGATGAGTTTGAAAGAAGCATGAATCAGATTGTTGATATGCATTTAGACGAAGAAGAAAAGTTGAAATCCAAGATTTCCGAGGCTAGGAAGGTGCTGGAAGGCGTAAATGGATGCTCGATGAATAAATGGGTTAGGGAAGCCATCAACAAAGCATTGAAGGTGCTTAAATGACAACCCGGAAGGACGATATGGAAAAGACAGAGTTGAAGAACTGCCCGTTTTGCGGAAGTAAAGCAAGAGTGTTTGAGTTGGATAATTATGGCGGAAACTTTCAAGCGAATTGCCTGAATAAAACGTGTCAGGCAAATCGAGGAGGTTGGAAAAACACTAAACAGGCAGCCATAAGAGCATGGAACAGGAGGACACAATGATGGATAAATACAAACCAAGAAGGATCGAGCAGAGGTTTTGCCCGAGGCACTCGGCGTTTCCTGTTCCTGAATGCCCGAGATGTCAACAAAAGATCATGACCGAGGTTCATCTTGATGGTGATCGGAGGTTAGAAGTCACCGTCCCGGTCTATCGTAAAGTATGGAAGACGAATAATAAGTACAAAACCCAAACAAAACCACAGGAGGTAGCAAATGATGGAAACAGAACTTAAGAGGATAGCGGACTCGCTCGAGGAGCTTGTGTCGCTAGTCAAGGGCGGTATAAACGTCCCGAATCTGAAACCCGCAGCGATGGCCCCGGTGCCAACAGAAGTTAAAACGACTTCTTCGGCTCAGACAGTTGATCTCCCGCCGGGGATCATGGACGCAGCCCCGACCCCGGTACCGGCTGCTCCTGTTGCAACGCCCCAGGTGTTGCCCTCAACGGCTCAGGACTTGATGGGTATGGCTCAGGTGATCGCGCAGAAGCTCGGGCCTAAGGCTCTCGAGTTTGCCGCCTGGGTGAGACAGGATCTTCTCGCTCCATACGGGGCTAAACACGTTCTGGATGTTTCTCCCGATAAGATCGGAGAGGTGGCCCAGAAGATGATCAAGTATGCCGCCGGAAGGGGTATCAATGCCTAATACGAAAGAAGAGCTGTTGGAGTATTACGCGGGTTGTGCATTAACGGGACTTTTGGCTTCGCCGGACCGTGCACCAACTTGGGACGAAGTGGTTGAACGAGCATTTACAATCGCAGAAAAGATGGTGGACGAAAGAGGAGCCTATGCCTAAAAAGACAGAAGCCCCTGTTGTTAAAAAACACATGGAGCTCTCTCCTTCTCATGCTGAGAGGTGGTGGAACTGCCCTGGTTCGGTGGCCTTATGCCGCACCGTCCCCAAGGCTCCGCAGAGTGAGAATGCCGCCGAGGGAACCGCCGCTCACGAAGTATTAGAGCGGTGCCTGAGGCAGTATGAGATCGACAAGACCTTCCTCAGTCCGTATGATATGGAGGGTCTCGAGATCATGGGGTTTGAAGTCACCGAGGAAATGGCTGACGCCGTATCCTTGGCGATCGATACGGTCAAAACCGAGCTCCATAAAGGCGGTGAATTGATCGTCGAGTCTCGAGTCAAGATCGTCGAGGGAGAAGTTGAAGGAACTCTCGACATCGCGATCGTCAGGCCGTTCGTCGAGATCGTCGTCTATGACTTCAAGTACGGTCGAGGCGTGATCGTTTCCGCGATGGACAACAAACAAATGCTTCTCTATTTCCACGGGCTTGCTAAAATGTATGGAGCCCCTAAAGGGAAGCTCGGGATCATTCAGCCAAGAGCCAACACCGATCCGGTCAGCACTTGGGAGATCCCGCCGGGGTACATGGATGCCTTCGAGGCTGAATTGACCCGGCATATCCAGATGACCAAGGACAAGGCGGCCATGTGTGTTCCGGGATCATGGTGCCGGTGGTGTGATGCCAAGATCGTGTGTCAGTCAATTAAGAAAGATCTTAGCCAGGCTTTAGCACCGGTTAAGAACAACGACGTTATTTTCCCGGACGTTAGAGGCTTGCCGATGGAGGCGGTCGTTAAAGTCCTGGATTACAAGGAGCGGGTCGAGAAATGGCTTGATGCGGTTTGTGCTCATGCCTTCGAGATCGCGCTGAGTGGCGGGCAAGTACCGGGGTATGAACTCGCCAATAAAAGAGCCAACAGAAAATGGAAAGACGAAAAGGAGGTGTTACAGACATTCGGCGAGAAAGCCGTCGTAGTAAAGGCCATATCTCCGGCCCAACTCGAAAAGCTGTTCCCGGACAGAAAAGAGGAGATAGAGGGTTTAACAGAAAGACCAAACAACGGACAAACACTAAAAAAGGTAGGTAAAAAATGACTAAGAACACTCAGGTAAGGAAAACATTTCAGACACCGGCATTCAGATTGTCCTATCCCGCTCTTCTCGAGCCCAGGGCAACGCTGAATGACAAGCCGAATGCTCGGGATCTGAAGTACGGATGCACAATGCTGTTTCCCAAGACCGCTCTGGCCAAGGATCTCAAGGCCAAGGGTCATCCGGCGGCGGCATGGATCAGCGACGATAATTGCGCGGGTCTGTGGCAGACCATTCAGCAGGTGGCCAGAGGCAACTTCGGCCCCGAGGTTGATATGGGAAGCCTCAAGCTGACCAAGTTCCGTGATGGAGATAAGCCCAAGCAGAACGGCAAGATGGAAGAGTCTGCCGCGGGTTGCATCGTGATCAAGACCACATCCAAGGACAAGCCTCAGTTATTCCGTCAGGATAAGACACCGATCACGGATGCTGCTGAGTTGTATGCCGGATGTTGGGTGCGTGCGGTATTGACGGTGGCCCCTTTCACCATGCCCGAGCGTGGTGTGACCATCTACTTGGCGGGTATCCAGAAGCTCGCCGATGATGTGGCCTTCTCAAGCCGTCCTCGTTGTGAGGATGAGTTTGACGCGGTTGCGGCCCAGGAGGGTAGCAACTTTATGGGTGGTGCCCAGACCGCACCGGCTGTCGAGAAGCAGCCCTGGGAGGCGTAAGAACTAATCTGGCGGGTAAGG